ACATTAATGGAAAAAGAGAAATGAACCTTACAATTGGTGATACTAGTACTTCAAACATTGTATTTAGTGATGGCAATGGAAACACATTTAAGATTTTTGCAAGGGAGAAAGGAGGTAACAATGAATGATAAAATCAAACACCTATTAGCCACCGCTTATAAAACCGATTCAATAGAAAAAAACAAATGGCGTATTGAAAACCGAGAACAACGAAGAGAACAAAGAAAAAAAGAACTTAAAGAACTTATGGAAAAAGAAAAAACAATGAGCAACAATAAACAAAGTAGCGTTGAGTGGTTGGTTGAACAAATCAAAAAAGACATCAATTTGAGATTGAGAGGATTTGATATTGACAAAGCACTTGAACAAGCCGAAGCAATGCGAAAGGATGAAATTAAAAATGCTCAAATGGATATGTTTATTCATCTTAATAATTTGCCTTATGGTTTAGAATATCTTGAAAAACGACAAAGCGCAGAAGATTTTTCACAACAATACTACAACGAAACATTCGGAGGTAACAATGACTAAACAAAGCACCTACAACCTGATGTGGGCAATCGCCATCCTTCGTGAGGACTATCACCATTGCTGGAGATTAATCGCAGAGCGTATGGGGTGCAGTGAGTGGAAAGCCCGGTATCTTTATTCACGCATTAAAAAGCAATACAAACTATGAATCAAATCAAATTAATTGTGCATCTGTTGTTGGAAGAACAACCAGCACTCCGAGACAATGACAACTTGCTGATGTCTACCATTTGGAAGCAACAATCCAACATCTTCAACTTCTTTCATCGGTTTGAATCGGGGAGATTGCATTCACCTGAATCAATCCGCAGAACAAGACAAAAGATTCAAGAGGACTATCCACATCTGCGAGGTGAGTTGTACGAGGCACGACAAAAACATCAAGCGAAAGTCAAGGAAGAACTTGGATATAAAGTTAAAATGTAGTATATTTGAGTATTATTCCAGTTGTGTACGAGACAACTAATTTAGACCTTTTGCCCTTGGCATCTCATCAACTCGTACTTGGTGATTTGTTCAAGGGCTTTATTTTTTTATGCAAAAAAAAATGAATTTAAGCCAATTAGTTGATGTATTAACGAAAAAAACCTATCATCAAATTAATGATTTTAATCTGTCTTGGAGTAAATATAGAGGTAGATTTTTTGTGTATTTTCTTATATATGAAGACAAAATTATATATGTAGGTCACACAAAAAATTTATATGATCGGATTGTATCTCACAAACAAACTTTTGAATTTAATAGATTTGGTTTAATTGAATACGATACTTACGAAGAAAGTTTAATGGAAGAAAGAGATTGGATAAAATATCACCAGCCAACATTTAATATAAATTCTAAAAAATGATGGAAAATATAGGACAAATAGTACGAAGCAAAAAAACGGGAAAGAGCAGATACACTCCCATAAACAACGATATCTTGCAAAGCTCACAATTGACTTGTGAGGAAAAAACAATTTTAATCTACCTATTATCATTGCCTGAAGATTGGGTTGTCTACAAGACGGTCATTTGGCAAAAAATGAACATTGGACGAAACCGATTTAATACACACTGGAAGGGATTGGTTGAGAAAGGGTACATCGTTTCAGTTCGTGTGATTGATACGGAAACAAATCTTGTTCGTGGATGGAATCATATTGTCTACGAAGAACCAGTACTTACCGAATGTCGGACTGACCAATCTTCGGACTTACCGAATTTCGGACTATCCGAAAAGCAGTATATAAATAAAGAACATATTCAACAAAAGAATAATAGTACAAAAGAAGAAGGGGTAAAAAAAGAAAAACTCACTCCAACTGAACAAGAATGTATTGATGAGTTTATACTTAAAGGTAGAACAATCAGCGAAGGCGTGGCGTTTTTCAATTATTGGGAATCAATGAATTGGACAAGGAAAGCCGGGCGGATTCAGAAATGGAAAATGGCAGTTGTTAGTTGGATTGAAAAATCAAAAACTTTTAACAAGGAAATTGAAACATCTCCACAAATTATCAACCGAAATGTATTTAATTTGTCGGACTATGAATGAACTTGAAGATTACATACTCGGACAACTTTTGTTCTATGAGCAGACAAGAGCTTTGCTTCCAAGAATCAAACACCAATGGTTTGAACAACCCCTTCACCGAGAGGTCATCCAGCGGATGTCGGTTGCTTATTATGGAAACGATCCCATTGATTATATGTCCCTAACAAAAGGGATGACAACGGCAGATAGAATGGCAGTTGTCTCAATAGGTCAAAATGTATCAAATACCGCCAACGTAAGCAGTTATATTCCCAAATTGGAAGCCAAGTACCTTCACAAAGAGTTCGTTGCTCAAATAGGCTCTATTGACTTGAGAATGGATTTGAAGGAATTGCTCACCACAACTCAAACGATTATTGACAATACCAAGTTTACAACCATTAACGATCCAGTTAGTATTCACAAGTTAAGCGGTCAAGCCGTTGACAACATCACGGAAGCAATCAAGCGAGGGGATCGGATAACCGGAAAGCAAAGTGGATGGATTTCTATTGATAGAATCTTGGGAGGTTGGAATGCTGGTGATTTGGTGGTAATGGCAGCGCGTCCCGGTCAAGGAAAGACGGCGCTTGCATTGTCTTTGATGTACGAGTTTGGAAAGTTAAACGGAAAGGGGATGTTTGTGAGTTTGGAGATGTCATCCGAGCAACTTGCAAAGAGATATCTTTCACTCCTTGTTGACATACCTAACTGGAAGATTCGCAATGCCAATCTAAAGGAAGTTGAAGTCATAAGCCTTTGCGATAGCGTGAACAATTCAACGGTTGAATTCTTTGTGGATGACGATCCGAATTGCACGATTCAGCAAATCAAATCCAAAGCCAAGATTCACAAAGCCAAGCACGGACTTGACCTTCTTATCATTGACTACATCCAGTTAATCAAAGGAACAAAGCAAAACCGAGAGCAAGAGATAGCCGAGATAAGCCGTAACCTTAAATTGTTGGCGAAAGAGTTGCAAATCACCGTCATTGTTCTTGCCCAATTATCACGCAAATGCGAGGAGAGAGCAGACAAAAGACCAATGTTGAGCGACATCAGGGAGAGCGGAAGCATTGAGCAAGATGCGGACGTTGTAATGTTCCCATTTAGACCGGCATACTATTCAGGCGAGAAGATGGAAGTTGAAGAAGCGGAGGTCATCATCGCAAAGAATCGTCACGGAGAATGTCACACCATACCTACAAACTTTACTGGAAGTCGCACAATGTACGAGGAGAAGTTATGAGAGACAAAATCATTGAGATGTATCCCAACACCAGCAACCAAGACATTGCAGATGCTTTGGGATTGACATTGAATCAAGTTAGGCATCAGGCAAGGTTGATGAAACTGAAAAAGAGTCCCGAATTTAGACAAGCATACTACCAAAAATTTGCTTCAAATCAAATTGGCAAATTCAAAAAAGGTCATACCGCTTGGAACAAAGGAACAAAAGGAGTGATGAAGAACGGGATAGAAACTCAATTTAAAAAGGGGGGAGTTCCGCACAACGTCAAGCCAATTGGACACATCTCAAAATGCAAGAGCTTTGTTACAATCAAGACGGAGAATGGGTACAAGCAACTTCACCGGTTTATATGGGAACAACATAACGGAGAGATTCCACCTCATAAGTTTGTCACATTTAAGGACGGAGACAAAAGGAACTTTGACATTGAGAACCTTGAATTGACCGACCGTCACGCATTTATTATGAGAAATCATACTTGCTTACTACCAAAGGAACTACAAGAAATCATCAACATAAAAAAACAAATAGTAAAAATCATAAACAATGGCACGAAACAAAATAAATGACCTACGAAACCACCTCTTTGAAGCACTTGAAAGATTGAAAGACGGTGACATTGACATCAAAACTGCAAAGGCAATGGCTGACGTAAGCCAAGTAATTATCAACTCTGCAAAGATTGAGATTGACTTCATTAGGGCAACTGGATCAAATAAGGATTCAGGGTTCATTAAATTGGGAGAGGGGAATGAGAAGCTATGAACACCGAACACATACAAGAGATAAGACGCACTTACATTTTGGCAAGGGCGTTGAATGTTCAACTGCAATTCATCAAGGAGTATGTCAGCGATGACTTGAGAGATGCAATCAACCAAGCAAGAGCAAAGAACAATTACTTCATAAAACAAATTGACAACAGGTTGCAAATGAAAAAACACCACCAACAAATTGAGCAAGAAGAAGAACTCGCCTTCCAGTTATTAGAAAAACTATGAACCAATATCAAGAAACCCATAACCTGAAGCAAGAGATTCGCAGATTGAGATTGACCATTCAGCAACTACATAGTTCGCACGCACAAGAACTCAAAAGATTGAAGGACGAGATTCTCCGTCCAAGATGCGACATCAACAACATTGAAGCGGACTGGACGGATGCAATGAGAGTGGCTTGTCAAGTTTACGATGTCACACCTGACCAAGTGGTGAGTCATAACCGAAGACAACATATCTCCTATGCACGTCACCTATTTTGCTATTTATGTAGGAAGCATTTGAAGATGACCTTCGCTGGTATTGGAAACATTCTCCATCGGGATCACTCATCCATAATTAACTCATCAAACGTATACACCGACCTCATCCAATATGACAGAATCACAAGTCAACATTATACGAAAGCACTTGCCCTACTGGGTGATTACTTGCACGAAAGGACTAACGAACTCAATCTCAATCTACAAGACGGAAGAGGAATTATTGAGGTGTAAGAAAAAATACGAAAAAGATGGTTATATTTGTAGTATTGAAAAGAAAATTTGAACAAAGCCGATATCATACTGGAACTCTCCAAAGCTGATTGGCTCACCCAAGCAACGAGGAATATTGCCAAAGATAAAGAGTTGGCGAGGGAGTTGTATCAATTTTACTTTTTGACATTATTGGAAAAACCTGATGAGCAAATTGAGAAAATATACCGAGACGGATACATCCAGTTTTGGACAATCCGTCTCTTGTATTTGGCTATCAACGGCAACCGGCATCCCTTCGGCAACTCTCGCATATATGACCAATATGATGTCTACGAGCTGGACTTCGCTGAAGAACCTGACCTTCTTCTTGAGAGACAAGAAAAAGAATCAATTGAAATTGAACGAATCAACAAAATAAACCAAGTCACCGAGTCAGCATATTTTTATGAGAAGGAACTCTTCAAGATGTGGTGTTCAGGAATGTCTGCAAGGGCAATTCACCGAAAGACAGACATCTCCGTCCGTGAAGTGTTGAGGGTGATTAAACTAATGAAAGAACGATGTACAACGAAATAATTGGAATTGCTTGTCTAAGCATTATCATTGTCAACTTTGGCAAACCAGCGGACATTCTTAAACGCTATCTATACGGGAGCGATTACGCAAGGTGGAAGCGAATGAAACCCCTTGATTGTGCTTTTTGCCTATCTTGGTGGTTGGGGTTGTCCTTCTTTTTATACACTTACGGTTGGGTGGGGATACTTTATGCATCCATCGCCACCGTGATTGTCGCACTATTAGAAACAAAACTATGACACCACAAGAGAAAGCATATGAGATATGGCGAAAAATGATGAACGCTGATTTATTGGTTGATTCAATCAGTGCCAAGCAATGCTCATTGGTTGCAGTTGATGAGATATTGAGTATAAACTCCGTTGACAAGGATGAGGATTTATCAAACTATTGGGGACAAGTAAAACAAGAAATAGAAAAACTATGAGCAATATTGAATTCATACTATCACTCCAACCGTTGTACGACAACTGGAAGAAAACACAAGTATTTGCACCATCACCAGAACAAGGGGCAATCCTGAACAATGTCCACCGTGAAATCTTCGGAAGGAACTTGCCGAATTGCAGTACTTGTGTAACCGAAGCATTGCACTCACTTTTGATATGGGCAAACCAACAACAAGAAGCCATCACCAAAGCACAACTTGCCGATGATGAGCAGAAACCAAAGAGGAGAAGAAAGAATGAAAGCAATCCTTGAGTTTGACCTTACTGAAGAACGAGCAGAGTTTGATATGGCAGTGAACGGATACAAGTTCTCTCTCGTTGCTTACTATTTAGACCAGCACTTGAGAGGATTGATTAAGTATGCACCGGATAACCAAAGCGAGGATACTTACAAAGCATTGCAAGAGACAAGAGACAAACTACACCAACTGCTGAATGAGTACAATCTTGAGATATGAAGAAACACACAATGGTATATTTCAAACACTTTGGCTATGATATCAGTTCATTCATAGATTGTGAGGTATGTGGTAGAGTTGGCAACGATCTCCATCATATTGAAGCAAGGGGAATGGGAGGTACAAAAACAAAGGATGTCATTGAAAACCTAATGTGTTTGTGCAGAGAATGTCACATCAAATATGGTGACAAGAAGCAATTCAAGGAGTTCTTGAAGTGCAAACACGCTGAAAAATTAATTCGGGGATAATGGCAACACAAGAAGTACAGAGCAGAGGTGGAACATTAACACGACCAAAAAAAGGTGAGGTGTTAAATCCTAATGGTAGACCAATAGGTTCACAAAATAAGAAGACCAAGTTAAAAAAATTATTGAAAGATATCATACATCTTCACAATGGCAAAGTGAATGATTATACTAAAAAATTACTTTATCAACTTTATGAAGTAACTATTGCAGATTTGTGCGTTGATGTTGTGACGGAATCGGTAACAGATTTGTATTTCATTGAAAGTGATTTTGGAATCAAGATTGGATTTTCAAAAAAAGTATCACACCGATTGAAGCAAATACAATCATACGCACCAAGTGCAAAAATTTACAAGGTGATTAAGTATGGAGGAATGTTTGAACGAAAGTTGCACAAAAAATTTGCTAAGCAAAACATTCAAAACAATCCGATATTTGGAGTAGAGTGGTTTTATAAGAATGATGATTTGATTTCGTTCATAGATTCCATCAACTGCGTGAATGATTTGGTGACTATTTATGCATCAAATAGCGTTAAGCAATTACAATTAAACCTGTGATAATTCTGTGATAAAATGGCAAACAATCCAAAAGCAATTGAGAACTTGAAACCTTTCAAACAAGGTGAGGATGAAAGACGGCATATGCAAGGCAGACCGCAGAAACTCATCACGCAAATGAAGGAGATTGGCTACACCAAAAGTCAGGTGGAAGATACGATGTTGTCAATGCTATCACTATCACGCAAGGAGTTGGAGAAGATAGACCGAGGGGATGAGTACACGATTATGGAACGCACCATCGCTGGAGCATTGCTAAAGGGACACGACAAGAACTCACTCTTCAACTTGGAGATGTTACTCACACGCTCACAGGGCAAACCAAAAGAAACAATTGACCAAACAATAGAATCCAAGAATTTCACAATAACTTTGAATTTAGACAATGACAACTTACATCGGTAACGGATGGGAGAATGAGTACGGACTCAACCTATCAATCAACATTACAAAATTAAACGAAGCCATCAAGAGTGGCGAACTGGTAGTCAATCAATACGGTGATGTCCGTGTGAACTGCAACAAGATGAAAGCACCACACGAGAAGAGCAAAGCCACCCACTCACTTTCAGTTCCCAAACCACGATGAAGAAAACTTGGAGAGGATCGGACGTTTATCCGCCAACGGACGATGAGCTGAAGTTGGTTCACACCAATCAAGGTGAGTTCACGCTTGCTCGTTACATTGACGAGATGTGGATTGACGAACACACAAACCGGTTGCTTGAGGTTCTTTACTGGATGCCTATCCCTATTTTGCCAAACGAATGAGGATCCTGATATTAACCGATGGGATGAATGGTGTGGTGTATCACCGCATTTATACCCCACATCTACGGATGCAGTTGGACGGACAAGCGGAGATTGATGTCTGCCAATCCCAAGAGGAGTGGATGACTATTGACTTCAAATTGTACGATGTGATTGTCTTCTCACGATGGTTGGGGAAATACCACTACGATGTGTTAAAGCGGATCGCTGATGCTGGCAAACCTTACGTCATTGACATTGATGATTATTGGGTGCTTCCAAAATACAACCCAGCATATTGGGCATATCGCAAGGGAATCAAGACCGCCATCAAGGATGCCATCCACTATGCGGATGCCGTCATTACCACAACACCGATGTTGGCGAAAGAGGTCAGGTTGCTCAATGGCAATGTTTATGTAGTTCCAAACTGCCTTGACCTAACACACAAACAATGGAGTCAACCAAAGGAGGAGAATGAGAAGGTAAAGATTGGATGGGTTGGAGGAATCACACACGAAGAGGACTTAAAGCTCATTGCTGATGACATCAACTCAATGGATGTTGAGTTCTACATCTGCGGTTACACTCCGAGTGAACATTGGAACAATATCGTCAAACTGATTCCGAAGGCAAAGGTCGTTGAGGGTGTATCGGTTTGGGAATACGGGGAGGTCTACAAGCACTTTGACTTTGTGCTTGCACCCCTTCAGGACAACCACTTCAATCAATGCAAAAGTGAATTGAAGATTGTGGAAGCAGCAGCCTATCAAATCCCCATTATTTGTTCAGCGGTATTTCCTTACTTATACCACACGTCCAACGATGGAGTTATCTTTACAACCAAGAACAATTGGAAAGCGTCCATTGAAAAGTTGATTGATGCCGGTCATTCGGTTCGTCAATCTATGGGGCGGAGCAACTTTGAGTATTGCAACACATACCACAACCTTGAACTGCACAACCTGACTCGGTTGGCGGTATACGATAAACTATGCAAATAAACTACAAGCGACCATATGTGACAAGTTATCAAAAGGACATCCTTGACTGTCAGGAGAGGTTCACGATAACGGCAGCGTCTACCAAAACGGGAAAGACCGCTTCACACATTATATGGTTGTTTGAGCAAGCACTTAAATGCAAGGAGGGGCAATCTGTTTGGTGGGTTGCTCCAGTATACCAACAAGCGGAGATTGCATTCCGAAGGATGAAGACGCAAGTCAATGACCGTGACTTCTTCCAAAGCAACGAAACCAAGTTACTACTCACGCTTCCAACTGGATCCCGAATAGAGTTCAAGTCAGGCGAGAAACCCGACAACTTGTATGGAGATGATGTCTACGCTGCCGTCATAGACGAAGCGTCAAGGATGCGTGAGGAGTCGTGGTATGCAATGCGTTCAACCCTAACCGCTACACAAGGCAAGTGCAAGTTGATTGGTAACGTCAAGGGTAAGAAGAATTGGTTCTACAAGTTGGGAGAAAGGGCAAGGAGCGGAGAGAGTGACTATCGCTATTTTAAGATTACTGCTTACGATGCAGTCAAGGAAGGCATTCTCAAACTTGAGGAGGTGGAACAAGCAAAGAAGGATTTGCCCAAGCACGTCTTTGATGAGTTGTATCTTGCAGAACCAGCCGATGACAAGAGCAATCCCTTTGGAATTGATAACATCCGCAAGTGTTACCGACCTACAACCAACGGCACGGTTGTCGCTTGGGGCATTGACCTTGCAAAGTACTCGGATTATACGGTCATAGTTGGTATGGATGCACATAATTGTGTGGCTTACGTTGACCGATTCCAAGCAGATTGGGGCATCACACAAGATAGAATCATTCGCTTGATTGGCAACACTCCAGCATTCATTGATAGCACCGGTGTTGGCGATCCTATCGTTGAGCAAATCCAAAGGGTATGTCAAAGAGTCAAGGGGTTTAAGTTCACATCACAATCCAAGCAACAACTCATTGAAGGACTCGTTCTCTCCGTTCAGCAGAACTCGGTGTTCTTTCCTGAAGAACCAATCGGAAGTGAGATGGAAAACTTTGAATTTGAATATACAAGAACTGGTGTGAGATACACCGCACCAACCGGACTCCACGATGACTGCGTGATGGCTTTGGCTTTGGCAGTTGATTGCAAGTCACACAATAGACCGGGAACTTTTTACTTTGCCTAAGCCGTTACAAATTGAAACACTATGAAATGGAATAACATAAGCATCTACCAACTGCAAGAGATTCACTCTTGTCGTGATATGTCTCACATTGAGAAGACAATGAACACACTTGCCATCGTGAATGATTGGTCAATGGACAAGGTGGAGTCAATGCCGATAGACGAACTGACAAGAGAACTGAAGAAGTTGGAGTTCTTGAACACACTTCCAAACCAACCGGTTCAGTTTATGTTCAAACACGGTGGGAGATATTTCCGATTGGCAAAGACAACCAACGAGATTTGTGGTCACCACTTTATTGAGCTTCAACAAGTATTCAACGGAGATATGATTGAGTCCCTTCACAAAGTGATGGCGTTGCTTGCTTACGAGGTGGATTTCTTCGGCAAGACCAAGAAGGTGAAAGATGCACAAGCACACTACCAAGATAAGTGCGAATTGTTCTTGTCGCTTCCAGTTACTTATGCTTACTCTTTCGCAGTTTTTTTTTCGGCAGTTTATCCCAAGTTATTGGAAACTATCCTAACTTATTTGAGGGAGGAGATGAACCAATTGAGCAAGGAAGCGTAAGTCCATTGGCGTGGTTGGAATTAGTTGACAAGATTGTCAAAGGGGATCGGACAAAATGGGACACCATCTTGCAAATGCCGTTGATAGAGTTCCTAAACACCATTGCATTCTACAAGGCAAAGACCAAAGAACGCCAAAAACGATTGGAGCAGTCAGCAGTAAAGGGATTTAACGCCTATGTTGTGGCGTGTTTGAATGAGATGTTGTAACAAATTATAGGCAGTATTTGTTACAAATTGCCAATTTATAGGATTAGTGGAAAATGTTTGAATTCCCTATCGGGAAGATGTTGAAGGTGGTTCATTCAATCCACTTGTTTTGTACCGAGTGGTATTATACCATTCTTGAATTTAGCAGTAAGTCAGTCAAAATTATATGCATTTGAACACATCAAATTCAAAACGCCCAATGAAATCGTTTTTGCTATATGCGTTGACATATCCTTAAACACATAACTTGCCATAAAACGGACAAAAAGCATAGGTTTTGGGTATTATATAACACGTTAAAGTTGGATATCTGCGACATTATCACAAAAAATCAACTTTAAAGTTGTATATCTCATTCATTAAATCAACCTATAGGTTAACAATATATTGTGCAATTTGTGCAAATATGGGCGCAATTAACCATTCTATTGTGCATTTGGGACGCACAACCCTAACCGCTATTTTCTATCGTGGCACTAACTATCACACAACAACCCAACGAGTATGCACCAGCGTACAATGATACCAACTTTGTAATCACGGAGTCATCAGGTGGAGTCTACACAAAGGACAATTTCAAGTTTATCGCAGAGGTCAAGCAAAGCACAACATCACTTGCCAAACTCAAAGCACCCATTTACTACGGAAGTACGAATAAGGGCGTGTTTAACATCGGACGCATCCTTGAGAATTATGTCGCTTACGATTTCAACTTCAATGATAGTGCAGCGAGTGGTTGCACAAATTCAATTATGGATTACAAGGTGGAGTTTGGGTATGAGTACTCTGCATCTGCGACCGGTAGTGTGACTGAATACACCAATCTAACTTCCGCAACTGGAAGCGTGTGGAATGCTTCACTCAATCCATTTGATTTGGTGAGTTATGCTGGTCAATACACAATGGATGGAGATGGTTTGTTCTTGACTCCGATCCGTAGCAAGACGATTCACCGCACTCAAAAGGATTGGCTCTATGCTATCCGAAACACGGCAACAACTGCCCTTGTAACTTACTCGGACGCATCCACACAAACAATCAACCTACCAACAACAAAGGTGGTTCGCATTCCATCAGGAAGCCAATTGACAATCCCAAGCGGTGCGACATACTACGACATCCAGTTAAAAGTTGGGGCAACGGTTCTTTCCGAAACCTACCGAGTGAACTTGATTGATGATTGTAGTAAATACGAGACAACTGACTTGTTCTTCTTGAACTCATTGGGAGGGTTTGACTCATTCCGATTCAATAAGGTTAGGCGTGACACCTACGACATTCAACGGAAGCAATTCAAAGCCAATCCCTACACATTGGGTGCGTCTTATGGATACACAACATCGGCATTCAAGCAAAAGACCTACGACACAAATATGGTCCACAAGGTCAAGTTGTTCAGCAATTGGATTACTGAAGCCGAAAGCGAGTGGTTGCTTGACTTATTCACATCACCGGTGGTCTTTGCTTACGATGGCACATTGGTTGCGGTGAATATAGACGCAAACACTTACGAGGTCAAGAAGCACGTCCAAGACAATGCGTTCTTCATAGAGCTTGATATGAGTTATTCTTTTGAATCAAAACGCCAACGTCAATGATAGAGATTTTAGTTGATGGGCAACCTTTGGACATCCTCCAAAACCCCAACATATTCATCACACGATCCATTGCAGACATTCGTGAACCTGAATCAAGAGAGTCCGAGTGGTCAAAGACAATTGAGATTCCCGGCACATCTGCCAACAACAAGATTTTCTCTCATTTGTTTGAGGTGGAACAAACCGTCTACGGCACATCGTTCAACCCAAACATTAAAGCCGATTGCATCATCTACGCAAATGGAGTTGAGCAGTTGAGAGGGTTCTTGAGGTTGTTGTCAATCAAGGTGGATGACTCAACGCACATCACCTACGAGGTGACTTGTCACGGACAATCAGCTGACTTCTTTACAACCATCGCAGAACGCAAATTGAATGTGTTGGATTTCAGCGAATACAATCACACTTTGTCAAGTGGCGTGGTGGTAGATTCTTGGTCAAACCAAATCATCAAGAACGGAACTCCACAACCTTTTGCATATGGTGAGGGGTATATGTATGCAATGATTGACCGTGGTTATTCAAACACTCGCAACATCACGGACTTTGCAGTCATTGGGATGACTCCTTGCTTGTATGCCAAGACCATCGTTGACAAGATATTTGAGAACGCTGCCTACACCTACACAAACGATTCATATTTCAATGATGACCGATTCAAAAGGTTGATTCTATCACCACCAAACGGATTGTCATTAGCGTCCACCACAATATTAGGAAGGCAATTCCAAGCGTCACGGATTACAACCGCTCAATTGTTGCAGAATGGAAGCACGATGATATTTCAAGATGATTCAACTGGAAGCAACTTTGACAATGGTGGAGATTACAACAACACAACCGGTGTTTATGTCGTTCCAACTTCAGGCAATTACGTCTTCAATGCCGACCTATCCTTCTTAATCACTCCGATTCCCTTTGGCGTTTACACAAATGTCACAATGGAGATTGGAATCTATGTCAACGGAAAGTTGATTGATATCTCTTGGGAGAGTGTTGGCGATTTAACAAACATATTTACTTACACATCCTATGTGACATTCCCCAATATCATCTGCAATGCCGGTGATTCGGTGACAATAAGATTCAAAGGATTCTATGACGGAGGAAGTGGGAACTATTTAACCAATGCACAATTTCAGTTGGGACTTTTGACCGGTTCAGTTTTTTGGAATGACCAAAACGCCACAACATTTGGTTATGGTGATAACATTGACTTTGGCTCATTCTTGAACTCCGAGCAAAGGCAAAGCGATTTGATGATGTCATTTGTCAAGATGTTCAACTTGTACATTGAACCTGATAAGAACAACCCAAAGATGTTGCGTTGTGTTCCTCGTGACCAATTCTACAACGGAGAAAATGTTGATTGGACTGCAAAACTTGACTATTCACAACCCGTTGAGATTGTGCCAATGGGAGAACTGGAAGCGAATCCTTATGTGTTTAGTTACAAACAAGGGGCAGACACATCAAATAAGGAATACCAAGAACTCTATCAATCCACATACGGATCACGAACATACAAAATAGACAACCAGTTCATCAAGAACGAGAAGAAGATTGATGTCATCTTTGCGCCAACACAAATCAAGAACTATGACAACCGTCAAAGGAACTTTGTCTTGTCTTATGTGGAAGCGGAGAAGGATGGTGACCTTCGTATATTCTATTATAGCGGATTGCAGACGGGTGTGAGTTGGAAGTTGTATGCAAGTCCTGACCATTACTCAACAAGAAGCAGTTTGCCTTTAACCATCCATTATGACTCATTGAGCAACCCGACCTTTGACATTCTTTTTGGTATGCCGAAGGAATTGGGTGTGGGTGCTGGCTATCGTTACGGCAACTCAAATCTTGTCACAAACTTTTACTATCGGTTTTTAAGTGAAATCACCAACAAAAACTCCAAGATTCTACGAGCTTATTTCCGCATCACTCCAAAGGATTATTTGAATTTGAGATTCTCGGATTCGTATTTCTTTGAAGGGCAATACTGGAGGTTAAATCAAATCAGCGATTACAACCCCGTGGAAGATGGCGTGTATTTGTGTGAGTTCTTACTTCAGCAGTTCATTGAACCAGCAACCATTACTACCAAGACAATTGGAAGTGGAACGGGTGGCGGACAAAGCGAGGAAACCTATGGTGACATTTACCCAAGCGGAAGCAATCCAATCAAGCCGGGCATTCGTGGGGTAAGTGTTGGAACGAGCGAGCAAACCGGCAATGGTGTATTTGTAGGAACGGGAATTGTTCAGTCACCAACCAATACAAACAATTCAGGTCTTGGATTGAAGGATGTTGTTTTCGGGACAAATACCAACGGAAGCGTTGCATTGATTTGTGAGGACTTCGAGGTCAATAAATCGGACACACTCTATGTAGGCAATTACGAGATGTATCCAAACTTTTTAAGTGGTGGTGCAGTTCGGACTGAAACAACAAACTACAATGTGACCAAAGATGATTGGTTGATTCTTGCGGACACAACTCTTGGGGCAATCACTATCACTTTGCCCGATCCGTTAGGTTTAAGTGGGAAAACTTGGGTAATTAAAAAACCTTACGCAAGTCACCAAGTTACTATTGACACGGCAACAACCGCACAAATAGACGGAACTGATTCACACACTCAAACATCAGCACATTCATACGATGTCATTACAACTGATGGCTCGCAATTTTACATAATAGGAGAAGGACATTAATATGGCACTAACGGCAGCGATAGACCTAACGGTCAAAAAGCCTGACTTCAAGTCAATGAAGGCAGAGATTAAGGAACTAACCATCCAAGCACAACAAGCGGTGATGGAGTTTGGCGAGTTTTCACCTGAAGCAATCAAGGCGGAGAAGGCGCTTGCTCAAGCTCGTGACCGAATGGAGGACTTCAATGACCGAGTGAAGGCGGTTAACCCTGATAAGTTTGCCCAATTGAACACGGTTGTTTCGGGAGTTGCTCGTGGATTTCAGGCAGCACAAGGGGCGATGGCTCTCTTCGGCAATGAGAGTGAGGACTTGCAAAAGACAATGGTCAAGTTGCAAGGAGCAATGGCATTGGCTGAAGGTCTTGAGGGACTTGGAAAGATGCAACAACAATTCTCTGCTATTGCTGGGAACATCAAGGGCAATGTTGTAAAAGCATTCTCCACTCTTCGTGGGGCAATTATCGCAACCGGTTTAGGTGCGTTGGCGGTCATTGTTGGTCTTGTGATTGCAAACTTTGACTCACTCAAGAAAGTGATTATGTCATTGATTCCCGGCCTTGGTGGAATGATTGATTTTGTGGGTGGGTTGGTTCAGCAGTTTACTGATTGGGTTGGAATTACATCCGCACAAGATAGAGCGTTGGAGAAACTCAATAAAACAACCGAGAGAGCGAACGACCAACTTGACAGAGAGATTGCATTGCTGAAGGCGAGAGGGGATGAATTGGGCGTGTTCAACAAGCAACGTGAGAAATTGCAAAACGATTTGGCATTGGCAAGAGCAAACATTGGCAATAACAATGAGAAGGCTTGGGGAAAGATAATTGATGACACAAAGAATGCACTTGCCATCTTGGATATTGAGGAGCAGAATTACAATAAAAACCAAACCAAAGCTCAAAACGATGCCAATGCACAAGCGCAAAGAGATAGGGATGCAGAGACCAAGAAGAGAGTTGAGGACGAGATAAAGCGTCAACAAGAAATTGAAGATGCTCGTAAACAAGCACAGGATCAATTAATATCTGCGGAACTTTCAGCAAATGAAACCGCAAGAGAATTGAGATTGGCACAAACAACTGACGAGGGCGAGCGTTTACAAATTGAATACGAAAACAAACTATCTGCGCTTAAAGAAGCACATATCCAAGAGCAGATAGAAAACGCTGACAATGCTGAAGCACTTGCATTGATTAACCAAAAATATGCAGATTTGCAATTGTTAGCAACCATTGAACTTGACAAGAAGGAGGAAGAACTTCAAAAAGACAAGGCAGATGCAGCGATAAAACTTGCAGAAGACACCGCAGCAAAGGAAAAGGAGATAGCAGAAAAAGCCAAAGACGAGCAACTCAAAAGAGATGAAGCGTTAAAAGCAAGTAAGGACAATTTATATCAAGCATCGGTTGATTTGGCAAATGCCGTGATATCTCTTGCCGGTGAACAATCCAAGACGGGCAAAGCGTTAGCATTATCAGTTATAGCTGCTGACACGGCAATGGCAATTTCAGGTGCGTTGAAGGTTACTCAATCCGCATCACCTGACAACATCGCAACGGGTGGACTTGCCGGTGCAGCGAAGTACATTGGTTTGGCTGCAATGATTTTAAACAATGCCAAGAAAGCGAGAGACATCCTCAAAAGCGGTCAGCCTTCTGCACCTTCTCCATTGCAAGTGAGTGGAGGTGGATTTCCACAAATGTCAGCACCTTCATTGAGTTCTAATTTACCACAAGTGAACGGATTTGAGCAAAGAGTATTTGTGACAGAAGGAGATATATCACGCACACAAGCAAGAGTTGGAAACACCAAAAGGGTATCCGTTGTAAAATAATGCTATTTATACAAGATGAAACTACCAGTTTACAAATTAGACATCAACGAATGGGACGAAGAGACCGGCATTGAGTTCGTATCTCTCGTGGAATCTCCAGCAATACAAAAAGATTTTCTTGCATTTAGCGAAAAACATATAAAGTTTGCCATCCAAGACGAGGAGAAAAGAATCGTTACTGGAGCAGCTATGATTGCTGACCTACCTATCTATCGTAGAGATGATGTGCGTGGTGAATACTATGTGGTATTTGACAAGGAGAGCATCTTCAAGATTGCAAAAAAATGGGCAAGGGGTAACAAGTACGATGCAGTCAACACCCATCACCGCACTCCGATAATGGATGGCGTGAGTTTGTTTGAGTCATACATCATTGACCGAGAAAGAGGAGTGATGCCACCGAAGGGATTTGATGAGGTTGCTGACGGATCGTGGTTTGTTTCTTACTTGGTAGACAATGACGATGTGTGGGCGAGAGTCAAAGAGGGCGAGTTCAAAGGGTTCTCCGTTGAGGGCGTTTTTGATTTCCCCGAGGAGAAAGATCAACAAATACTTGAGGCATTGAAAGAAGTCCTTTCCAAGTGGAATGGCAAGTAAAATTGCAACACCGAAACATAAACTCTAATTTTATACAAATGAACGCAAAAGAAACATTGAAAGAAATCCGCACGATGTTGGGATTTTCGGACGAAGAAACCAAAGTTGAGATGGCAACTGCTACCTTGACTGATGGAACGGTAATTGAGTACGAAGGCGAATTGGCGGTAGGAACTGCCATCTTCGTGCAAACTGCTGAAGGTAACATCCCAGCACCTGACGCAACTCACGAGGTTGAAGGTGGATTGTTGGTTACAACTGAAGGTGGTTTTGTTACTGAAATCGTTGAACCTGAAGTTGAGATTGAAATTGAAGCCGAAGAGTTCGCAACCGTATCTGCATTCAATGATGTTGTTTCCAAGTTGGAATCTGCCATCGCTGAATTGTCTGCAAAGGTTGAGTCATTGACTGCATCAAACATCAAACACAAAGAAGCTATGAGCAAAGCGATTGACCTGATTGAGAAGGTTGCTG